TACTTTATCCAACTCCCCATTCCGAGCAACGGTAGAAGCTGTATACCCAAATAGCTTGCTACTATCAAATGTTTTCCCAAATATTTCTGCTGTTCCTGGTATTGGAAATCAAATTAGAGGAAATACTTCAAACGCTACTGCAAATGCTGCCGTATATCGTTACGCGACAGATGAAATTCCTCTGAGACCAGCAGATAACCAGGAAGAGGATTATAGCATTCATGATGACATGATTGCTATGAAGAGAATCACTTCGGATCAAGTAAGAGCTGTAACTAGAAGATACAACTGGAATCCCACATTGAATCCAAAATTTGACATGTGGAGACCAGATTATTCTTATGCTAGACCTGCATCAGTGGATCCAGACGGTGCTGGTCCATCTGGTCCTGCTCAAAGCATTTCAAATGCTAGATTCTATGTAGTTAATAACAATTACGAAGTATTTAAATGTATTTACAATGGCACTAGTGCTGCAAATCCAACTGGTATTAATGCTTCCTTAGAGCCAACCAGATCTCCTGGTCCTTCTGGTCAAGGAGTATATGATTCTGCAACTGGTATTTTCACAGAGCACCCTGATGTTGAGAATGGTTATTCTTGGAAGTATATGTATACCATCCCAACAAATGATGTTATAAGATTTTTATCCACTGATTTCATGCCAATCGTTAACGATGTCACCGTTAAAAATTTGGCAGCAACACAATCAGGAGCAATTAGTGCTGTAGTTTTAACATCTGCTGGCGGTAATTTACCAGCAAGTGAAATTTTATACGCCCCAATTTTAGGCGATGGCACTGGTGGATTAGTTCGTATTGAAACGACTAACGCTGGTGCTATTAGCAAAGTATATCTTTGCAATTCCAGTGGCAATAGAGTTAATATTAGTGGTTCTGGTTACACTTACGGCAATATTTTGTTGAAGAATAACTTTGTATATGAAAATCCTAATTTAACTAATCCTTTCACAAATATTTCAGCTAGTGCTTCTGGGTCTATCGAAGTTATTATTCCTCCTACAGGTGGGCATGGATCTGACCCAGTTACCGAATTATCAGCAAAAAGAGTTATGGCAAACATTCGCCTAACTTATGCAGAAGGACAAGGAGACTTCCCAGTTGATAATGATTTCAGAAGAATTGGTATTATCAAAAATCCTAGACTACCAGCTCCATCTACTGAATTTGCTACACAAGAAACTTTAAGTGCTTTATATGCACTTAAGTTGAATAATGTTAGTGGGTCATTCCAACCAGATGAAATTATCAAACAAGAAATTGCTACTGGGCAGTTTGCAATTGGCACAGTAGTTTCTTGGGTATGGGACGAAGTTCCAGCAGGTCAAACACCTTCTTCTGGGGTATTGAAATACTTCCAGTCATCAAATCTACACACAGATAATGGTGTGGTTAGACAGTTTCTTTCAGATGCAGCAAAACTTGTTACTGGACAAACATCATTAATTCAAGGTGCAGTAGAAACTACATATTCAACTGGGGGAGCTGTCTTGCCTCTTCTAGGATTAACTTTTGTCAATGGTAAGGCAAGTCCAGAAGTTGCAAAATATACTGGCGATATTGTTTATATCGAAAATCGTAGGTTAATCACAAGAGCTCCAGATCAGATTGAGGACATTAAACTAGTTATCGAATTCTGATTTATCTCTATATTGTTTATTTTCATAATTTAACTTCTCCCTGAATAGAAATGCCACAAAAGACTAATCTAAACACTAAAGAATATAATGACGATTTTGAAGCGTCTAAAAATTTTTACAAAGTGCTTTTTAGACCTGGATATTCTATTCAGACTAGAGAGTTAAATGCACTTCAATCTATTTTGCAAAATCAGATTGAGCAGTTTGGTAAATATCAATTTAAGCAAGGTCAGCAGGTAATTCCTGGTGAAATAGCATTTAATAATAGATTAAATTATGTAAAACTTGCTTCTATTTCAGAAGTAGCTGAAAATGTCGGTGGTGAAATTCTATTCAGAAAATATGATATTAGAAATCTAATTGGATTGACATTAACTGGTTTGACATCGGGTGTTAAAGCAGTAGTAATCGAAGCAGACTATGCATCCGAAACAGAATCAGATATCATTTATGTAAATTATTTAAGTGGTGGTGATAATAGCGAAAATACTTTTAGACAGGGCGAAGAACTAGAAGCAAATATACAGAATAGTCCAATTTTAGTAGTTGGCACAGATGGAAGTTCTCTTCCATCTTCTGTTGTTAGTATTAATCCAGATACATTAGAAGCAACGAGAATTGACAGTCCAGCAATGGGATTTGCTTCTGCTGTCAAAGTCGAAACTGGTATATATTTTGTAAATGGATTCTTTGTACAAAATGAAGAGCAAACTTTAGTAATTGATAAGTATTATTCTCAACCTTCTACTAAAATTGGGTTTTTAATTGATGAGGAAATTATTACTCCTGAAAAAGATATTACTCTATATGATAATGCCAGAGGATTCTCTAATTTCAGTGCTCCTGGGGCACATAGATTACAAATTAACCTCAAACTAGTAAATTATTCGTTAGATGAAGTAACAGATGATAATTTCATAGAGTTACTTACTATTAAGTTAGGTGTTGTACAAAAGAAGATAACGAAGAAAGAATATAATTTAATTGAAGAAACTCTCGCCAGAAGAACCTACGATGAATCTGGTGATTATGTAGTTGATAATTTCCCCATTGATTTGCGCGAATATTGGCAAAGAAATGGTAATCAGGGTCTATATCCACTAAGAGTTGATAACACAGTTAATGGATTAACTACTGAGCAAGCAGAAGCTAAGTTAGTTGCTGGTCTTGGGTCTGGCAAGGCATATGTTAGAGGATATGAAATTGTAAACAAAGAAACAAAGTATGTTGATGTAGATAAAGCAAGGGATGTTTTAGAGAAGGAAAATAATCGCATTAAAACATATGGGTTACCTTCTTTCAATGTAACTAATGTTTACAGTTCAATTCCCCTAAATTCAGAAGGAAGTGAATTAACCTCTTATCCCACTTTATATTTTTCTTCAGTATTTAATGATGGTTATCTAGGGTATAATGGTACTTACAATTCTAGAAAGACTTCATTACGAAGAGGTTTATCATTAAAATCTATAAGTAAAACAAACTTATTGCATGACTATGCAATAAAAACAATTTATGTTAGAGCAAAATCACCAGCGAATGATTATAGCTCTATCCTAGGCAAAAAATTATATTATGTTGCTAATTTAGGAGAAACTTTAGCAGCAACTACTGTTGATTATGTAGAAGTAATATCTTATTCACAATTATCTAGAGTAGATGATATTGGAGGAGAAATCTATTTAGAATTGACAGTCTTGGGAAATAAAAGAGATTTGATTGATAAATTTTTAGAATTTGATAACGCCGATTTTATTCCAGCAGCATTGTCTGATACTTCTTCAACTACTGATGTTAAAAGAAGACAAGTTTTTTACAGATCCACAAATAGTCCAGTAGACGACGGTGCATTTAGAGCGCAAAATTATTATTGGCAGCAGTCTGGAACACAAGTCCAAGTTGAATCAATTCAATATGAAATTAGATCTGTAAATGGTGTAAATAATTACATTGCTAAAGTTACTACTGTCACTGATCACGGGTTAGTTGCTGGCAATACTATAAAGATTGCTGGTGCTATACCAGATGCATACAACACCACTGCTGGAACGGTTTTATCTAATAACATATCCGCAAGATTTTTTGAATATCAAATTCAACAAAATCCACAATCTGCAGCTACAGGTCAAATTATTCTGACTGTGCCAATTTCTCAAGGGAATAGAATTTTACCATTTGGAGAAATTGTAGATTATAGTAAAACTATTACTCCCGTAATAGGAATTGCAAAACCAAAGAATTTTTCTCTAGTAAAAAGAGGTTTTGGGTTTAATCAAGATACAGACAAGGTATTATCAAAAGGAAGAAATGAGTCTGGAAATGCTGTTTATAATTCGGTATTCAAACTCGAATATTTCAATCCAATTTTCTTCACTAAACTAATCACCGAAAGTAAAATCGTTGCTGGTTTTTCTTCTGGACAGTATGTTACTGGCACCCAAAGTGGTGCATATGCAGTAATTGAGGGATCTGCGGATTCTAGTTTTAGTTCATCTAATGAAATTTTTGTAAGAGTATTATCTGGTAATTTTATTTCTGGTGAAACTATTGTAGACGAGGGTGGAAATACTCTAAAAATTGCCAAAGAAAATAATATTTCGCATTTTGTAGTTACCAAGAGGGGATCTCAATACTCACAAACAACTCCAGCAGTATCAACAAAACCATTATCTATTAACGGAAAATCGGTAGATGTATCAGTGGTAAAACCACAAATTGTTGCTGGACAAGTAATCTCTATCGATATCAAGGATAGAAGAAATTTATCAGAGGAATATGCATCTCCTCCAGATGTTGTAGTTAATTTCGATTCTGCTACACCTGTTTCTAATTCGGCTGTAGTTAAGGCAGTTTTATTTAAAGACACCATTGTAAATTATTCAAACGAAAATGTAAAGTCAATTTACTGTGAATTCGGAGAAGGTGGTAGTAATTCGTTTAGTTGTGATGTAGATACTTTCAACGATGAGTTTACACTCAGTAAGAATGTCACTAACTTTACTTTCTCTGGCACTAAAGGTAAAAAATTCTTAACTTGTCTGGCATTTTCTGGTGATGCAACTATCGATTTATTAGCAGGGGATGTTATTCAATATGTGGATTCTACTGGTGTTGTTAGAAGAAATATTGTAGAATATGTAACAAAACCATCTGGAATTTCTAGATCATTAATTTACCTAGACACAGCTTTACAAGAGAATGTAAATGATTCTGTTGTAGTCAGAAAACGCACAAAAATTGATACAGTATCTAATCCTTCGTTAATTTATCCAGTAGGATTTAAGTCAGTAAGCTCATTAATCAAGGATAGTGATGATACTAATTTCACATATTATGTAAGAAGGGATTTTATTACCACTTCATCTACTTCAGGTGGTCAAATTACTTTTTCTGCTCAACTCAAGTTTGGCACTCAAAGGTTTATTGGATTCACTGAAAGTAACTTTATTTTAACCATTTTAGATAAGGGCAATTCTAATACTGGATTAGAAAATGGTGATATTATGTTTATCACTGCCAATCAAGTAACTGAATTATCATCGGGTGGTGTTTCTATTACCTTGGATAATTTAACATTTAGAAATGATGCATCTTCAGCATCTAATGTTGTATTGAAGCTTACGGCAACTATTGAAATTACTAAAGCATCGGCAAAAACTAAAACGGCTATTCGCAACAAGAGAATCGTAGTAACTTCGGTTGGAGATAAGATTATCCCATTCAGAGGTTATGATTATGACGAACAAACAGCAGACATTATTTCTTATTCGGACTGCTTTGGTGAATATGGCACAGACATAAAAGTATTTGAAGGATCTATTTCAAATCCACCAATTTTAGACGACCAAAACAATGTAATTGAAGGATTTGATGTAACAGAAAGATTTACATTTGACGATGGACAAAGAGATACATTATATGATGTTTCCAGACTAGTTTTAAAACCAGGATTTGAAGCACCCATTGGCCAGTTAGTCATTGTTTTCAATTTCTTTGAGCATTCACAAGGAGACTTCTCCATTGTTGATTCATATACTCTCACTGGCACACCAGTAAATGATATTCCTTCATTCAACTCCCCATCTCTAGGAAAAATTTCTTTGAGAGATGTAATCGATTTCAGACCAAAAGTTGACGTAAATACCATCATTACTGGTTTCCAAAACAAAACAATTTTAGAGTCTAATAATACCATTAGCTTCAATGGATCTGGCGGCATTCCATCAGCGACTCCAGCACACGATATTAATTTGGATTATTCGTTTGTATTTACTAGCAAACAATACTTGGATAGAATTGATGGAGTATTTTTAAATTCTTCTGGTAATTTCATTGTTAAGAAGGGTAATTCTTCTCTTAATCCTTCAAAACCAGAATCTCCAGATGATGCAATGCCTTTATATTATTTGTATATTCCAGCATATACAAATAATCCTCAAGACATCCGTGTAACACCTGTAGACAACCGCAGGTATACAATGAGAGATATTGGTAAACTTGAGAAGCGTATTGAGCGTCTTGAGTATTACACTACTCTCAGTATTCTTGAACAACAGACATTCAACACTCAGATTAAAGATGATATTGGTTTAGATAGATTTAAGTCTGGTATCATTGTAGACAATTTCGAGAATCATGGAGTTGGAAATCTTTCTTCTCTAGATTATAAGTGTGCTATCGATACACAGCAATCTGTTTTAAGACCCCAATCTGTAGAAAATTCTTATTCTTTAGTTGAAATTAATAAGACAAAACAAGAGAGAACTCTAGATGGGTATCAAAGAACTGGAGATATAATTACATTACCATATACAAGTATATCTGCAATCTCTAATCAATATGCAACTTCTACTATAAATCCAAATCCATTTGTAGTTGTGCAATACGTTGGCGATTTATCTATCAGTCCATCAGTGGATCATTGGTATGATGCAAACAAAAAACCAGTTATACTTAACAATGATACCAAAGTATTTTCTGTGTTTGTATCTAAATCAGAAGCATCTGAAGGTTACAACAGTTTAAATAATTTTTATCTAACCAACTGGGTAGGTACCAACAGAACTTTCTATAATGTGTCTTCTCTAAATGATATTACTAGTGATACTAATACTAGTATTTCTTCAGCTAAGGTTTCAACCAGCTCCAATATTAGTCCTCAAAATAATGAAATTGGAAAAGGTATTCAGACAGTTAGCAACGGTAATGTAACTGTTTCTACTTCTGTGCAATTATTCGCTAGGTCTAGAGCAATAAAATTTGTATTGAGAAGACTCAAACCAGATACGAAGTTTTACGCTTTCATTGATGGAAGAAATATTGGTCGCTGGGTGGCACAAGACACTAGGTTTACTGGAATCCCAGATAATTCAGTAGGTGTTTTTGGTGCCAATGAAGATGGCAGTGCTATCATTACGGACTCAAATGGAGATGCTAGTGGTGTCTTAATATTCCCAGCAGGATTTGCACCAGTTCAAGGAGCATCCTGGAGTGGAAATATTGATGAAGTATCTTTAGATGGTTCATTGGAATTAAACTTTACTACTGGCGTAAAAACTATTAGATTTACGACAAGTAACGTAGATGCAAACGATAACAGTGTTGATAGTTTTGCTGAGGGCAAGTATTTTGCTACTGGCGTTTTCCCAAGTCAACCAGCGTCTATTATTTCAACAATTCCAGCTTTCTTAAAATCTGCAGAAGGAATTCAATTTATTGACAATGCTTCAACTCAAGCAAGACCAAATCCATTATCACAAACATTCAGAATTGAAAACTATGATGGCGGTGTATTCTTAACTGGTGTTGATTTATTCTTTGCCCAGAAGAGTGAGACTTTACCTATTAGAGTTTACTTGACTGATACAACTAGTGGAGTTCCTGGAAATCATATTATTCCTGGATCTGAGGTTGCAAAATCTAGCGATACCTACTTAAGAATCTTCACAAATGGAAATGTTGTGATGAAGATTGGTGAAATCATTTCTGGGGCAAATTCTGGTGTTAGAGGTGTAGTTAAGTCTGTATTTGATAGTAACGATAATCAATTAATCCCAACAATTCAACAGACGGTTACGCTAGCAAACGATCAAGTTTACAAATTAGTTATTTCCAATTACATCAGTAAAAATGGTCAAGAATTTTTACAAAATGAAAATCTAATCATTCCTTCTGTTGTAGAAAGAAATGCTTTAGATAACAGTAACTTGACAGTTACTATTGCTAAAGATTCTGGAAAAATTTCTGGAATAAAAGTCGTAGACTTTGGCGATGGATATGAATCTGCTACTTTAATTATTCAAAGTCCACAACTTCCTGGTGGAAGTAGCGCAATAGGAAATGTATTGATTAGTAATGGAGAAGTTTACGAAGCAAACATTCTTCTAGGTGGATCTGGGTATACTGATATTCCATCCGTCATTTTAAGACCAAATGGTTCTATAAGTAGAGAAGCTGTATTAGAACCAATTTTAGAAATAGATACCCCAGCAGTTAGAATGGGTGTATCAGTAGATCCACAAGACGGAGAGATAGCAAATTCGACATCTCCCACGAGATTTACATTTGATTACCCAATTTATCTACAAAACAATAATGATTATACTTTATGCATTGAAACAGATTCTATTGATTATAGATTATGGGCATCCAGATTAGGGGAAAGTGATGTTGCTACTTCTGAAGTTATAACTCAACAACCTCTACTAGGATCAGTATTCAGATCACAAAATGTCGATACATGGTCGGAAGATCTAAATCAAGACATCAAATTTACTTTACACCGAGCTGTGTTTGAAGTTAATAAACCAGCAACAATAGAAATAACTAATGAAGATTTAGGATATGAATTATTGCCAGCAAATTCCATAGAAACTGATGCATCATCTAATGATAGTGCAACATCACCTCTATTCAAAAATAATAATAGAATCATCAAGATAAATCATCCTAATAATGGGTTTGAAGATTCTGGAAAATCTTATGTTTCGTTTAAAGGAGTAAACGGTGTTGGTGGTATTGAAGCAGATTATTTCAATTCCAACTTATTCCAAGTTTCAAATTTAGGAGTAAACTTTTATAACATTACTTCTACATTTGGTGCTGGATCTACTACATCTGGTGGAGGAAATGGTATATTTGCTTCTTACAATAGAAAATATGAAAAACTATATCCTTCTGTTTCATATCTTTCTTTCACTGAAACTCCATTTAATGTAGAAGTAAGAACCACTAATATAATTCCAGTTGATTCCCCTGGAGAAAATTATACATCATATCAAATTTCAGATTACGAAACTGCATTCTTAAACGAAGAGCAATACTTTACAAATCAAAAAATTATTGCATCTACTTTCAATGAATTGAAAAACAATATTGATGAGTCATTGAAATATAAATTTACCATTTCTTCAAGTAAGGATAATTTATCTCCAGTAATTGATTTAAGAAGTTCTTCTGTAAAAGTAATTAGTAATATTGTAGAAAAGGGTTATGGCAACGAAACACGTTATGGAAGGAGATATAAAATAGTAAGTTTCTATCCCGTATACAAATTTAATGTAACTAATTTACCATCAAATTCTGACGGATCTCCAATTCTCCCAACAGTAGGACAATCTGTTGTTGGCAACACAACGAAATCGAGAGGTGAAATTATCAAAGTTGTTGGTTCTCTAGTATACACAAAAATGAAAAATACCAGTCTATTTGCTGCTGGTGAAACACTGACATTCGGAATTCAATCATTTAATGGTGTCGCAGTATCTCCTTCTGGTATTACTGAAGTAGGGTTTAAATTTACCCCAGACACGAATGTAGAGGTTTATCAAGAAAATCTATCAGATACTTTTGCTAATCAAATTTATGCAAAAATTATTAGATGGGATGATAAAAATAAAAAGTTATATGTTTTAGAAGAAAAAGCCCCACAAAATGGTAATTATTTCTCCGCTGCTGCTGGTCCATACGCTCGAAATTCTTCAGATGAAGGAGCAAATCAACTTCCAGACATTATTAGAGTTGGTGACAATTTATGGCATCAACAAATAAAACCAGCAGATTTAACTGATCCGAATGAATCTGTAGCTGGATTTGTTGAGGTTTCCTCTATTGATTATAGTAGTGGAGTTTTATATACTTCAGATATAAATTCAAAAAATAGCTCTTCAGTTGCAAAATATGTAACAAAAGAGATTACTCTTGCAAATCCAGCAACTACTATTGAAGTGAGAACTACTGCAAATCTATTTGAAGAAACTGATGTAGAAATTTACTACAAAACCAAACCAGTGAATTCGCAATCTATTTTTGATGATATTGAATGGATTCCTTTCAATGGAAATGGGTTATCAGATATTACTGTGACACCATCAAATGATGCTGCAATTTCTGGTTTATTTGAAAAACAATCTTCATACAAAGAGCATAAGTATAGTGTTTCTAATTTGAATGAGTTTGCTTCTTTTGCAGTGAAAATAATAATGAAATCTTCCAATCCTTCTTATATTCCAAAAATTCAAGACGCTAGAATTATAGCTGCATTCTAATGAATAATTATTCAAAAGTTTATGGTCACGATGACTTGTATCGTGATAACGCGACTGGTGCTGTAATAAATACAGATAAAAGTTTATTTGAAAATACTAGAAAATCTAAATCTGCATCAGGTATTATAAAAGACTTGCAGCAAGATGTAGATATTCTAAAAAGTGAATTGTCAGAAATAAAAAATCTTTTACGAGAAATAGCTGGTAAGTAATGGCACTCAGAAACGTCCCAAAAAGTTATACCCTTGAGCAACAAAGACAAGAGATTAA